TAATACTTTACCATGTTTTTCAACATACTGAAATAAAACTAATGTATTACCTGTTCGGGTTTTTGTTAGATTACGAATAAATCTATTTCTTTTTTCATGTGATACTATATAGTCCATTTCTTCTTGATAGTTTAGTTTCTTAACATGTTGACATTCTTCTTTAGGATACTTTAATATTAAACATTGTATTTTTAAATCAGCAAGTTGGTTTTTATCTATAAGTTCTCTAGTGGTTGTGACATTATGAACATGACCAAATAATCCCTCTAATACTAACTTATGAACCTTACTATCATCTAAGGTACCAGTTGTGCCAATACGATATTTTGCATTTACACAGGCACTCATAATTTTTTGTAATTCTTTAGATTTGTATAAGTGTGCTTCATCACCAACAACACAATCAAACTTTTCAAAATACTTTTTATCAAATGTTGCCAAAGATTGCCATGTAGATATAACCACAGGTTTACTATCATCTATTTCATAACCATAATATTTTCTTTGTACAAAATTTTCTGCGTCCCAACCATAGTCTTCAAAGTCTTTATACATTTGTTCTACCAATGATGTAGTTGGTACAACCAATAAACAATTTTTTTCTAATGATGTAAGTAAACGAATGATACAATAAATTATTAATGACTTACCTGAGGCCGTAGGTGATAACAATATTGCTCGTTTATTATTAATTGCATGTGAAAACGCTGAAAGTTGATAATCTCTTATTTTTATGGAATCTTTAATTATTTTGTTTGCAAACTTGGAAAAACTATCGCTCAGCGAGCCGCTGGTAGGTTTTTCAAGACCCTCTCGTATGATTGTACCCCCCCTATTTTCGATAAAATGTTCAACGTAAGGCAATAGTCCGTAATATAGTTTACCTGTCGCTTTTGAAAATAATCTTATTTGACCATCCCATCTTTTTGCACGAACACTTGGCATAAAAGAAGCACCAGGCACTTTGAAAGTAAAAAACTCGGATAGTTCTTGCAACAATCCTAAGTCTTCACTTTTACACTTGATATAGGATTCGTTATACTTGGTTACTGTTAATTCGTTCATCTAATTCTTGATATGATATAGTAGACCAATTATCTCTTTCATCTAATTCATCTATCTTTTTACCTACATGTATAAATTCGTGTTTTTCGTATTTGTTTAATAATCGTTTTGTGTGATTTATCCAGTTATCTGGTTTTACTGCTTTTGCATTAGGTCCTACATAACCTACAGAACCCTTGTACATATTATTTACTTTATCTGTCTTTGAATAAAAATCATAACCTATTAGATATATCTTTGTATCTTTATCTGCGGCCATCATTGCCATTAATGTGCCTGCATTTGTTTTTTCTTGTTGATATTTACCAAGACCCATTACTTTATCTTTTTTCTTTGTCCATGTAATTTTATAACCCTCTTGATCTTCACCAAAATGTAATTTAAAATCATCTTCATTCCAGTCTTTATTTTCTTCACGAAACTTTTTCATTACATCTACATTATTTGCCCAACACACAAAAAATCTTTTCTTTTCACCTTTCCACACCCACTCATCTGTATAGTTGTCTATATCATCAATATCACCTAAAAATTTTGTAATTGTCTCAGGCTCAAATAGTTTATTATATAATGTGTAAGGATTTTTTTCCCATTGTTTTAAATACACAGGGTTTTCAAATGCGTAACCACTACGATATATTTCATGACAAATATTATAATCCATTGCAATTAGCACATCAGGCACAAAGTCTTTATATAAACCATTACAACCATATATCTTACCATACGGTCTTAATGTTTCTAAATCAAAATCTTTTCTACTTTCACCATTACCAATACAAAATATCATTTTACAAAATACCTTATTATTTTTTTAAGAGGTTCATATACTTTCCATATTTCTTTAATATGGTCATCTAATTTTTTATTAAGATCATCTATTTTTTTCTCTATACGTTTTAAATCTTTTTCACTCATTACATACTACCCATAGTAAATTTTTTCCATTCTATTGCATTTTTAATTTGAAATGTGCGATTGTTTATTTGTTTAAGTGTGCTTTCACAATAACCACATATTTGTTTTAGGTATTCAATTTTTTGTCTTGATTTAATTATATCTTCATCAGCGTCAATAAATTTATCAACATCTTGCCTTAATACTTTTAAATCAAAATTACTATCTTTATATTCTTGAGGTTCTGCTTTACCTGTATAGAATAACCATTTTTTTAAATGTAGTTGTGAGTGGTCACCTTCTGCTTTTTTAAGCATAAGTGCATATGTAGAATATGTTTTAAGATATTGAGAATGAAGTTGTGGTGTCTTTAGACTTTCAAGGTCTAGTTCAGTATCATCAATTTTCAAATCTTTCTCGGCTTTCGCCTGAAGTTCATCAAGTGTCATTATTTAATCCTTTGTATTATATAGTAAACTAAAAAGGGGTCGTATATTTGTGTAGTTTATAACCTAAAGTAACCGTTGCTTGTAAGTATTCTATATCAGTTGCATTTTGATTATATTCTAAAGCAGACAATGCTTTAGGATATGTGTCTTCAAAAGTTAATTCAACAATAGGTGTGTTTCTTGCAGATAATATAATTAGTTTTGCGTCAGAAAATATAGCACCATCATTAGTTGCTGATGTTACTCTACCTGCGTCTTGTGAATTATTTTGTTGTGATCTAGGCATTCTATCTTGACCATCAGTAATTAATGCACGATATTTGTCGTCACTATCCATTTGTGCAAGACCAGCCATCCAGTCATGTACACTACGATAGTTTGTTAAATCTTCATTTACAATAAACGTTATAGATAAGTCTTCAAATGTCATATCATTACCTGGTATTCTAACAGGCATAAGTCTAGTTGGTTGATTAATTTCTGTTAGTGTTATACCTGGTATATTTGCTTGAATACAATTAAACTCTACCCTAGGTAATTTAGATATTTGAAACTTAAACTTTGTAGGATCAGCATAGTCTAAACCTGACCCACTTGGTTGTTTACTCGATAATGTTGTATCAGTCATAATAGTATTTATAATAAAAAAAAGGGGGCGTTATGCCCCCTCTTAATTTCCAGTGTGGAAGTGAAATTACATTAAGTTTGTAACTTTTACCATTCTGTAGTAAATGTTTGCTTGGTCTGTACCAGTATCAGTAGTCTGAGCAGAACTTTCCGCAAATGGGTTTCTGATTAAACCATATCTAGTTTTGAAACCAATTTTTGGTTGGAAGCTGTTCTCACCTACTGCACGTACCATTTGTAGTGGAACGTATGGGCAATAGAACATACCAGCGTCATAAGGTGAAGTACCTTTGTAACCTACTGTGAAGTATTGAGCCGCAGTATTATTTGACGCATATGGGTCAATATATACTTTGTATCTTCCGTTTAGAGTACCAGCAAAAGTATTACCAGTATCGTCAACGTTTAGTGAGTTATTAAGAGCAGGAGTGTAATCTAATACACCAGCCATTTGTAATGCAGAAGCAACGTCTGAAGAACAGATAATGATATTACCTTTTCCTCTTCTTGTTTCTTGAGCGATTACGTTAGCGTCTCTCTCTACTTGGAACATTAAACCTTTGAACTTCTCTACAGACCATCTACCGTTTGAGTCAGTATCTAGGTCAAAAGTACCAGAAGTTGTAGTGTTAATGTTTGCACCTTTTTTCGCTTTTTCATAAATTGTTCTAACTACTTCTCTATTGATTTCCGCAAGGATCTCAGCAGATAGGATGTTAGCCAATTCTGTTTCTGCGTCTAAACCATGGATTGCTTTTAAGTCTTGAGCAAGTTCCATTGTGTATTCTGCTTTTAACTGTCTAGTTTTAGCAGTTACAGTTGACTTCTCGATTGAGAAAGCCATTTCTGCGAATGATGAAGAAGCTTCAGCAGTTGCTGTTGCAATACCAGTACCAGCAGTTACGCTTGTAGTAGTGTCGTTCATCAAACCTGGGTTTAGTGAAGCAGAATGAGTGCCTGTTCCAGAGAAGTCTGAATCAGCTTCGTTAAATAATGCTTCTGTGCCGCTGTTTGAAGTAAATCTTGACTTCATTGCAAAGATTAGACCAGTTGGTCCAGTCATTGGTTGTACGCCACAAATGTCATATGCGATAAGGTTAGGCATTGCTCTTCTTACGAGAGAAATTAGGATTGGATCCCAATTTGCTACAGCACTGTCACCAGTTACGTTAGCAATTTCTCCCAAGAAAGCTCTGTCTTCTTTCGCAGCTTTTTCTTGGTTTTCCAGGATAACAGCAGTTACCGCTTTCTTGTAAGGGTTATCTATTTTTGGTAGATCCGCATGTTCAAGAACCGGAGACCATTTTTCCTGTAAGTTTTGTGAATTAAACATTATGTTTATCTCTCCTTATTTCTTATTGATTATTGTAGATATCTCTACTTTTTCCCCTACTGATTGCAGCCGTATAGCGTGCCATGCTAGATGACATATCTGCTACTGTGTTACCATCATTGGAATCTTGGTTTACTGTATCAACATTTTCAGTTGATTCAGGTGCTGCTGCTTGTCCAAAATAACTTTCTTTAATTGTAGAAAGTTTTTTAGAGTATGCGTCAGCATTTTCGAATGCTACATCTTCTACTAAAGATTTCATTTTTTCTTTTTCTGTG